GGGTTTTCGAAAAGTCTTTCGACTTGGAGTAATCTATGGAGACGTTAAGTAGAAGTACACTTTCACGCCCAACGTACATGTATAAAGACGGCGTCATCCGAACCTCTAGTTATAGAGTAGGATCGATTAAGTCTGTCACACGAGTACCTTTAGGGTCTGAAACATTTAGACCTGGGACCTGGAAGTATACACCTTTTACTGTCTCGGAGGGGCAAAGTATCTGCCCTGATTTGGGGGTAACAAAGACCAAATGCGGTAACGTATCTGGTCATTGGATGATGCCACTCGCTCTCGAGCGAGAAGGCTTAAACGACACCTATTGGTACGGTGTCCCATCACCTCCTTCATGGATGCCGGGTGCTTCGATGAACAAAGCACTCACGAAGTTAAATCAGACTAAAGTCGAATTGGGCGTGGGCTTGGCAGAATTTGCCTCGACCCTACGTATGCTGACTCATCCAATGTCTTCATTGGCTAAGTTATCAACTCAATTCTTCAAAAAGAGAAAGAAGCGTTTACCAAAACGGCGTAAACCGACTCCTCGTGAGTTGGTTGATGCTACGACTAATACCTGGTTGGAAACTAGGTATGGTTGGCTTCCTACGATGTCTGATGCTACAGAGATAATTAACCTTAGTATTGTCGGCCTTCGTCGTGCAGCTCTACATGAGCTACGGACTAAGAAGGCTGGTGTGAGTTATTCGACTCATGCTAAAAAAACGATTGATTCTAGGGGAAGTTTCTTCCGTGGCAAAGTAACCAAGTTGACGGAAACGGACTTTGGGGTTTACACAACCCTTGGATTCCATTTCACCGGAACAAATGCAGTCGATATGTATCTAGCACAACTGGGGCTTGGTCTTTATGACATACCCTCAATCGTGTATGAAACAGTACCGTTTTCATTTGTTTTAGACTGGGTGTTTGACGTAGGCACATATTTGTCTGCGATAAGGCCAAAGCCTTATCTAAAGATCGATAATGCTGGACAATCTATACGTACGAGTGTCAGAGAAACATATACGATAGCCGAGCTGTGCTCGCGACGGTATTGTTCCTCAACGACCTCATGGGACCCAGAACCAAACTGGAACTTTCCTGGTACGTTAACAAGAACATCGAATGGTTACACTCGATATTCAACATCCCCACAAGCCTGCTTACCGCGGGTCAACCTTTCTCTTCCAAATATCACGAGAGTGGTAGATGGACTAACTCTACTGTGGCAACAATTGCCACGGAGGTAGAATCATGGGTATTCAATCCCTAGGATTACTTGCAGGTGCAACAGTATCTGCAACAGGCGGCACTGCTTTTACAATGACCCCTGATGGTGTGGACGTCACAAGTGGCGTACACGTGGCTGATGCGGCAGTTTCTGATTTCCGCGTCAGACCGAATGCTACGTTTAAAACGAAGCAGCCTGTTTTACAACAGGACGGCAAATATACAAGGGAGAAACGAAGTGTATCTTACAATGTTCCTAAAATTCTTGCGGATGGTTCTGTGGAATTCAATACTGTTCGTATTGAACGCACGATCCACCCTGAATCCACGGCCAGTGAAGCTACACATCTCCTTAATATTGGCGCTCAGCTTTGTATTGATGCTGACGTCGCTGCCTTTTGGTCTGCAGGAAGTCTTGCGTGACCATGCAGTTTATTTTGCAACGGTTGCCGGTTTAGGCTGGCAGCATATGTAATGTTTTCTGCTAATCAATATGCCCAAACAAGGGCACGTAGGAGCCACTATGTACAATACAGATACAATCATGACATCCCTCTGGTTGTGTCTTGCGAGAGATTTCCGCAAGATGCATGGGGCTTCCTTTCTTAAAAAAGAGGAGGCCCTGCTCCATTTGGGTATCGACCAACTCAGGCAGTACGAATGGCCTGATAGGTTGAATACCTCGCCAAGTTTCTTTAAGGCGAACTATCAAATGGAAGTCCTGTATAAACGCTATCGGTTCACAACAGATATGTACAGTGATTCTGAGCTAAAAGACAAAACTTTTAAGTCATGGCTTGAAACACAACAATCACTTTCTCGACCATTTGTCCCTTCAATGGGGCTACAGCGCATTTTACGTCGCGCTAGAAAAATCATAAAGGATGTTTTAGGTCCTTATGATATGGAAGAGCATATCGAACTGTGCGGTTTTGGAAAACGTGCTACAAAAGGTAGCGGTTTGCTCAAGTCTTACCTTGATTTGAAGTTGACTGCACCCATTTCAAGTTCACGTGGGTTATCAGTGTGGTTTAAAAAGTACCTTGAAAGCGATCCATTGCTAACAGAGGTATTGGGAGAAATCCCTACATACGACGTAACCGCTCTCGACCTGATTTTGGTTCCAAAGAGTTGGAAAACCTTGAGGCCGATCACTCCTAATACTACGGTGGGTACTTGGTACACATCCGGTTTAGGGGAAATGATTGCCGATAGGCTGAAAGCTATCGGGTTAAATATCCACAATCTCCAAGAGAGACATGGACGTTTGGCTCGTTCTAGTTCGATTTCACGTAGGAATGTTACAGCGGACTTGTCTGCTGCTAGCGATTCATACGTCTGGGAATTACTCCAGTGGGTTATTCCGAGGCCTTGGCTTAACGCCTTGAGGCGCGGAAGATTATCCTATATCGAATACGAGGGTGTGACTTATCCATTGCGTTCATTTATGGCAATGGGAATTGGTTTCACTTTTAGTTTGCAGACTCTTATCTTTTATGCTCTGATAAGGGCTACGAAAGAGGAACTGTGCCTTGAAGATGGCACCATTTCCGTTTACGGAGATGATCTTATTTATCCCAGAAGTTGGCATAAATATGTGAAGGTTGTTCTTGAAAGGTGCTTTTTCAGACTTAATAAAGACAAAACCTTTGTGGATTCCCATTTTCGAGAGTCCTGTGGAAGCGACTATTTCCATGGGTGCGACGTTCGTCCCTTTCAACCGGAAGGTGAAGGTCGCGTGCTTTCTCGTAAAAAAACAGTAATGTTTGTCTACAAGTTAGTTAATGGGCTGTTTAGACGGTGGTCAGAGGCTGAGTTGCCAATTACCACATACTATTTTCAGCGACTTTTGGCTACACTTGATGGATTTATCTGTCAAGTGCCATTGTTCTATCCAGATACATCCGGATGGAAGGTTGAGACAATCCGAAAGGATTGGTTTATCAATTGGTCTCCTGTTAAAGTAGTTAGAACCGTCGACGCGGCTAATCGACCGACGCTAAATTATAGGTATCAGTTTCTGTACTACAAAATGATATCCTATGATCGCGCCGTTCTGTCTCAATTGCCGTACTATTGGCAATCGCTTAACCCTTGTAAACCTTTGCCCAGTATATGGACGAAGTATTCGGAAGAGCTAAGATGGATTAAGCCTCGTGGTCAGAAAAGACCGCGACGGGGGCGGGTTACCCGCATTCCCGTTGTAGATTCGAAAAGCAAAACACGTATTCTGAATCAGACGGGTTCAGTAGATAACTG